TACAAGATAGGAAGTGTAGAACGTGTGGTGAAACTAAAAACTTGATTGATGGTTTTTATAGAACCAGAAAGAATAGAGGAGCAGTTGCGTCATCATATTCATACGAATGTAAGGACTGCACGATCAAAAGAATTATAGATACTAGAAAGAAACAGACACCATTTCTGGATTGGGACTATCCAGATTGGTAGTTCACGCCATGTTTCCCCACTGAAAGTGCTCATAATTCTAAATAATTTCAGATAAACTGAGACTACGGAGAAAAACATGGCAACTCCTCAATTATCTCCTGGCGTATTAGTCAGGGAGGTTGATTTAACAGTAGGAAGAGCTGATAATGTTTTAGATAATATTGGTGCTATTGCAGGACCTTTTGAAATTGGACCCGTCGAAGATCCCATCGACGTTACAACTGAGCAAGAACTTATCGAGTACTTCGGTAAGCCTCTCTCAACTGATGCCCAGTATGAGTACTGGATGACCGCATCTTCTTACCTGTCTTACGGTGGTATTCTTAAGGTTGTCAGAGTTGATGGCGATTCACTAGTAAACGCAAATGCTGGTGTAGGTGCTCAAAACTCCGGTTCTCTGAAGATCAAGAACTACGACGACTATATTAATAACTACACTGAAGCAACAAACTTCACTTACGCTGCTAAGAATCCAGGTCGTTGGGGAAACTCAATGAAGGTTTGCTGGATCGACGACATGGCAGACCAAATCATCGGCATTGGAACTACTAACCCTGCTGCTCAGGGTGCTGTAGTTGGTGGCGGTGTTACTGCTGCTCTCTCTGGAGTAGTCATTGCTGGTCTTGGAACAACTTCAGCGTTCAACGGATATCTGAAGGGTATCATCACAGGCATTAAAACTGATGCTGATGCCGGAAACAGCACAATCGATGTTAAACTGGTTTCTCGTGTAGAAACAGTCGGTGGTGGAGCAACTGAAACAAGAATCAGTTACACTGAAGGAACGACCTTCGGATCTATTAAGACAACATCGTCACTGAGATATGTAAACAGTGCTGGTGTTAACACTGGTGGGTCTGCATCAGCTGCGGTTACACCAACCAGCGCGGTTGACTGGTATGATCAACAGACCTTAGGTTTGGATAACGCAACTATCTTCTGGAAAGAACTTGCACCTAAACCCACCGCAAACGTATACGTTACTGATAGACAGGGTTATAACGACGCTGCTCACGTTGTGGTTGTTGATGACACCGGAACAATCACTGGTATTAGAGGAAACATCCTTGAGAAGCACATCAGTCTTTCCAAAGCATCTGATGCTGTCTCTAATGTCAATGCACCTCAGAAGATCTTCTACGAGTCATATCTCGCAGACTTCTCCGAGTACATCTATGCTGGAGGCAACCCCTCTAACGCAATTGATTCCTATCACGGAACTGCTCCTAGAGCAACTGGATTCACCACTTACTCTGGTGTTAAGTCCACCGCGTTTGTACCAGTCTCTACTGGAGATGGTCTCTGGAACCAAAATGCTCAGGGTGTAACCTTTGCTTCTATTGGTAACACTTCATACACTCTGACTGGTGGTGAGAACTATTCCTCCAGCGGCGGAATGCGTCCTGCTCTTGGAAGTGTGATGACTGGATATGATCTCTTCTCCAACAGAGAGGAAATCGCAGTTGACTTCTTGATCATGGGTCCTGGTGGATTTGATAATGAGTTTGAATCACAAGCAAAAGCAAACAAACTAATCTCTATCGCAAATAGCAGAAAGGATTGTGTTGCTACAGTTGGAGCGCACAGAGCAAATCTGGTCAACGTAACCAACGATGATACACAGACTAATAACCTGATCAACTTCTTTAGTTCACTGCAGTCTTCTTCTTACGCGGTGTTTGATTCTGGTTATAAGTACATGTATGATAGATTTAACAACAAGTTCCGCTATGTCCCATGTAATGGTGACATTGCCGGATTGATGGTAAGAACTAACCTTGTTGCTTATCCTTGGTTCTCCCCCGCAGGTCAACAGCGCGGTATTATTAACAACGCTGTTAAACTTGCCTACAACCCCAATAAGGCACAAAGAGACAAACTCTATCCACAGAGAATTAACTCCGTTATTACTCAACCTGGATTGGGAACTCTCCTCTTTGGTGATAAGACTGCTCTGGGTTATGCTTCCGCTTTCGACAGAATCAACGTTCGCCGTCTGTTCCTGACAGTCGAGCAAGCACTGCAGAAGGCAGCAGAGGCACAACTCTTTGAACTCAACGACGAACTGACCAGAGCAAACTTTAGAAACATCGTCGAACCATATCTCCGCGATGTTCAGGCGAAGAGAGGACTCTTCGGATTCCTGGTTGTTTGCGACACGACAAACAACACTCCTGACATCATTGATAACAATGAGTTCAGGGCAGACATCTTCCTGAAGCCTGCGAAGTCTATTAACTATGTCACACTCACCTTCGTAGCAACGCGAACTGGCGTTGACTTTGAAGAAGTGGTCGGCAGAGTTTGATCTTAGAGCTAAATAACTAAAGGAGGATAGCAACCATGGCAACTTCAAGAGAAAATAAAACTATTTCTCAGTTTAAGTCAGCACTAGTGGGGGGCGGCGCACGCCCCAATCTATTTGAGGTAGAACTGACTACTTTCCCAACTGCAGCAGCAAGCGCAGACTGGGATCCCAATAACTTCAGATTTATGTGTAAGGCAGCACAGTTGCCTGCTTCGACAATCGCAAACATCGACGTTCCATTTAGAGGTCGTATTTTCAAGGTTGCTGGAGACAGAACTGTTGATACCTGGACTGTAACCGTCATTAACGACGAGAACTTTGCAGTTAGAAACGCATTTGAAGAGTGGATGGAAGGCATCGCTAAGTTGGATAACAACCTTGGTGCCACTGACCCAAGTGCCTACATGGCAAACGCAACTGTTTATCAACTTGGTAGAGGTTCTACTTCTAGCAGTCAAGATAACGGCGGCGAGTCAAATGCCGTTCTGAAGGAATATGTCTTTGAAGACATCTTCCCAACGGAAGTCAGCTCTATTGATCTGAGCTACGATTCTTCTGATACAATTGAAGAATTCACAGTCACCTTCCAGGTTCAGACCTTCTCCGTCACCGGAGCAGGCGGTCCTAACGGTTAATAAATAGTAGAAACTTAGGTTAAATTAAATAATGTCAAAATTGTTTGGGTTCTCGATAGAGGACACAGAACCACTATCTCCCGGAGCGGTCTCCCCTATTCCTCAAAATAATGAGGATGGGGTTGACCACTTTGCGAGTAGTGGTTTTTTTGGTTCTTACGTTGACCTTGAAGGTGTATACCGAACCGAGTTTGAACTGATCAAGCGATATCGTGAGATGGCATTACACCCTGAGTGTGATAGTGCCATTGAAGATATTGTGAATGAGGCAATCGTTTCAGATACGAACGATTCTCCCATTGAAATTGAACTTTCTAATCTGAATGCCAGCGATGGTATCAAGAAAAAAATCAGAGCAGAATTCAAGTATATTCTTGATCTTCTAGACTTTGATAAGAAAGCACACGAAATCTATCGTAATTGGTATATTGACGGACGCATTTATTATCATAAAGTTGTTGACTTGAAGAACCCACATGAGGGTATTCAAGAGTTGCGTTATATTGACGCAATGAAGATGCGTCATGTTCGCACACAAAAGAAAGATAAAGAAAAAGAGTTGAATAAACTCAATCCATTGAAGAATGATCCAATGGATTATGACTTCCCTGAGATTGAGGAGTATTTTCTCTACAATCCAAAACCAAGATATCCTTCTGCTAATCCAATTCAAACTGGAGCAAGCCAAGGAATCAAGATGACAAAGGACTCAGTTTCCTATTGTACATCTGGTTTGGTAGATAGAAACAAAGGAAATACACTTTCTTATCTTCACAAAGCAATCAAATCACTCAATCAACTCCGTATGATTGAGGATTCTCTGGTCATCTACCGTTTGTCCAGAGCACCAGAACGTAGAATTTTCTACATTGATGTAGGTAATCTGCCCAAGATGAAGGCAGAACAATACTTGCGTGATGTCATGATGCGTTATCGCAACAAACTTGTTTATAACGCTGACACTGGAGAGATCCGTGATGACAAAAAATACATGGCAATGCTTGAGGATTTCTGGCTTCCTCGCAGAGAAGGAGGACGTGGTACTGAAATTACTACTCTTCCAGGAGGACAAAACCTTGGAGAAATCACGGACATTGAGTATTTTAAGAAAAAGTTATACAGATCACTTAACGTGCCCCCGTCTCGTATGGATGGCGAAGGTGGATTTAATCTCGGTAGATCCTCCGAAATCCTCAGAGACGAACTGAAGTTTACTAAGTTCGTTGGTCGTCTGAGAAAGAGATTCTCCAACATGTTTAATGACATGCTGAAGACCCAATTGATCCTGAAGAACATCATTACTCCAGAAGATTGGGAGAGAATGAGTGAGCATATTCAGTATGACTTCCTCTATGATAACCACTTCTCTGAACTGAAAGAGTCAGAACTCATGAATGAGAGACTGACAATGGTTCAGACTGCAGAACCTTATATCGGCAAATACTTCTCACAAGACTATGTTCGCCGTAAGATCCTGCGTCAAACTGATATTGAAATCCTTGAACAGGACAAATTGATCGAGGATGAAATTAAAAAAGGTATCATTCCTGATCCAAATGCACCTGTAGATCCTGAAACTGGACAACCACTTGACCAAGCAAACGGTCAATTAGGAGCAGTTCCTATGGAACCAGAGGCAGATGGGTCCGCAACTGAAGCACCAGAAATGCCTAAAGGCGGAGAGATTTGATACATAAATACTCTTATGTTGTTTATTAACACCACATATGGATGACCTCTTAGATATGGTCGCTAGTGATGAGTCTCCATCACAAATTAGTGACAAGATTAAAGAACTTCTTTTCTCTAAATCTGCTGAAAGAATTGACGCATATCGCCCCGAAGTAGCATCTGCTGTTTTCGATGGTGAAGATGTTGTTGATCAACTCGATTCTGAAGAAGAAACCGAGGATGAGGTAGAGGAAGAAGAGGGCGAAGAATAAAATAAATAAATAACTAGTAAATGATTGTTCTAGCATAATGTCGGCGTTAAATCCAGTAGGAATAAATTCCGCCTTACCTATTGCCAGTGGAGCTAATAGGCGGGGTGTTGATCAGACTGCACATCAGTCTGAATATTTAAGAGTTGTAGCAAAAGGTGCCGGTTGTCACGTTGCTATCGGAACTCTCCCAACAGCATCAACAACTAATTTTTATGTTCATGCGGGTGAAGACGACATTATTAGTCTGGGTAAAGTCTCTGCTCAAAGAGTAGTTGGTGTTACCACTGGAACTACAACAATTATTGATTTCCCTGAGGGAACGGGTCAACCATTTGAGGTTGGTGATGCCGTCACTCTGACCGGTGTTCCATCTTATCTGACTTTCACACATAAAATTGTTGACTCGGTAAATACAACCGCAGGTGTAGATGGGTTCTTCAATACTAGAATTATTGTTAATCATGATTCTTCTGGTATTCATACCAACTATGTCGCACAAACTCCTGGTCCTGATTACGCAGAACTAAGAGGTTCGTTTATGGTTGCCGGATACGGCGACGGAAGTGGAACCCTTCATTATCAACAAGTTCAAAGAATCTAAGCAGAGTATCATGAAACTTATCAGAGAAGAGATCGAATCAGTAGAATTCATTGTCGAACAAAAGAACGGCAAGAAATCTCTTTATATTGAAGGAGTTTTTCTCCAAGGAAACATCAAGAACCGCAATGGTCGTATGTATCCTATGGAAACTCTGCGCCGCGAAGTTTCTCGCTATAACGAGAACCATGTTGTTTCAGGCAGAGCACTTGGAGAACTCGGTCACCCCGATGGTCCTACCGTCAACCTTGACCG